TGCTGTAGCTATGAAATTGAGTTAACGCGGTGTTGGCAGACAACGACGGGATAGAACCAGTTAACAGGTTGCTGTAGCAATAAAATTGAGTTAACGCGGTGTTGGCAGACAACGACGGGATAGAACCAGTTAACAGGTTGCTGTAGCAATAAAATTGAGTTAACGCGGTGTTGGCAGACAACGACGGGATAGAACCTGTCAGCTGGTTTGTGTTGCAATTAAAAACTGACAGTAAATTTTTTGTGAATGAAAAAAACAGCGATTCCCTAGCTGTTATTGATTCCGTCGCCGTAAACATTGTGCTGTAGGAAGAGCCTTTCCCAAACGCCCATGAAAGGTTTCCTGAGCATGATCCACCCCTTCCAATATAGGAAGAGCCGTTGCATTCAAACAAATAGCCGTTTACCAGCGGTATGCCGGTCAATTTTTTACTGAAATATTTTGTTAGTGCCGACTGTTCTTTTGCCGTAAATTCCCTATTTAGAACAACCATATCAACGCAGTCTGATATGGGGATGTTGCCGGTTGTCTGTGTCAACCTGCCTTGGTAAAACTGCACGCCGCTGATGTTGGCGACCGCTATCCAATAATCACCTGTTGCCCCGTTCCATTTTAATGCATCATCAACAAAATCATGTTTCAGCCGCAATGCGCCAACATTCTTAACTCCGACCGTGTTTCGTATTGAATCGAGCAGTGGCCTTGCTGTGCTGGTTGATTGAGTGGCATCATTGCCATTACCTGATTTATCGCGGATTCTACCAATAGGGTCGCCAACTGCAACGGCGGTATAACTGCCGCTCAGTTGTGATAACGTTGATGCGTCTGAAATATCGAACCATGCGCCATAACCGCCGTGTTCATACAGGCGTTTGGGCGTGAATCGTTTTGATAATAGCTCGATATTTTTCAGCATTCAGATACCGGCAAAATTTAACCGGCCTGTTTTCACAGTGCCGGAGTTTGGGGTAAACCCTGAGTCGGTTGTCAGATAGGCGTATAAATGTTGCGTTATCAGACGCATATAACGCGAAGGGTCGGAGAACGTCACTTCTAACGTGCTGCCACGGTCTATCACGCTATCAGATTGCACACTGCATAAATAGGCAGAAATATCGCCGCTTGGCAAATCCCATGCCACATTGTCGCCATACGCGCTTGGCGGTGTGGCGTTGTAAAAGCGCAACGTGAAACTGGACATTCCAGCCGGTATGTCGGTGCGGGAAATTAAAATAACGCCATCAACGAATTTGACCAGCTGACCGGCAACGCCAACGTTTAAAAGCGTTATGGCCGCAGAGCTTCCAGTAGCGGCGCCAATCACATCGCCAGCCGCATAGGCATTTGTGTCAGCCGGTCTCGTCACCGAAAATGACGGACTTGATGACGTTGTGCTGTAATCTGATTTTGCAGTGACTGGGATATTCCCCTCGTCGCTGGCTATCGTTACCGACAAACTATCCTTCTGCGCCGCTTTTCCGCCTGCCATAAACCCTCTTTTTGCGTTTGATTTTGTTAGGGAATGCCACGCCAACACCGCCAGCAAACAACAGGCCAAGCTCAACAATGGCTGTTGCCTGCTCTGGATTGATGTGGATGTTGTATGCCGTGGCAATCAATATCAATGCCCGCCACGTTTTAGGCTCAAGCATCCTATCAAGAAAGTATTGAAAAACTCTTTTAAAAACAATCACTTTACTATTCCAAAATCCAGTTTTAGCTTATCGAAAACCCACGCGCCAATAACCGCCAACGTGCCAAGGACAACCGCGCCTGCCAGCTGTTCGGTTATTTTTTCATACAACTGGCTGCGCCGTTTGTTGCGCTCTATCTCAGCCCTGACATAATCCAATAACGGCTCGGCATCCTCGATAAATTTATCCAGCCGTTTGCACTGTGCCGACATGTCGTGTATTTGGTCACGATGTGGGCATTGGTTGCATGTGTTTTCCGGCATAAAACACCTATTTGTCTGTTTTTGCTTCGTTTTCGTTTGTTAGTGCTGCTAAGGCGAATGCTTCGTCATATACCGGCAAGATTCCCTTTGGCAATCCGCCGATAATTTCAATTTCTTCGCCAGCCTTAAATTCCAATGCAACCTTGCCGACAAACACGCCTTTTTTATTGGCGTATTGCTCGACAACTTGCCGCCTTGATTCCAGTTGGGCAGGCGTTAACCTAATGGCAACGCCTGATGGAATGGTTGTTTTTGATGTCAATATAATCTTCATGGTCTTAAATCAGCGTAACCAACACAGCTTTTTGCCAGTATCCATAACCGACATTTCTGATGGCCTTAATACCGTATTGGTGTACATCTTCTGAAAATTCCAGCTCGCTGCCTTCAGCAATTGCCGACATGACAATATCCTGCTCATTTTGGCGGATGAATGGGGCAACGTCGCCATCGCTGCGGAACACGGCGAATTTGGTTGTCCATGCCGATAAACGTGGATTAATAGCCAGGCCAACCCTAAATCCGCCCAATGAACCAGCTGCGGCAACCAGATTGCTGGTCTGGCTAATCACCGTCGCGCCCAATGCGCTGGCTGCCGCGTGCATAAACGATACCGGCACCATAACCAAAAATTCTGTAGCATCTTCGTTTAACGGCTGCGCTTGGTCGTCAACAAATCCATACAGCTGCTGGATGGCATTCAGAATCGCGCTCTGCATTTCCGATGCGGTTGGCGCGGTGGTTGTCGTCACGTCATACTGAATGCTATTGGATTGCGTGCCGCTGTCGCCTTCGCTATGGTCGGTGTCGAAAAAATACTGCCCGTCATAACAAACCGATGACGCGCCGTTAGCAATCAATGTCGATAACAGTTGCGCCCAATGAGAATTGGCGCGTCTGGCCATTTCATTGATCCGCAACTGGATTTGTCCTGTTTTGTCACGGCGAATCCAATCCGCGGGTATTTCCATCGTGGATTCAAACTTTTTGTTGGTGATGGTGATGCTTGACTCGCGCAAACCTTTTGCATGCCGACCGCCAACCCATTCGCGCATCATTGGCGACTGGCCAAGCCATGCGTAAGTCTCTGATTCTTGGTTGCTTTCAAACAGCATTGATAGCGGGTCAACCCATGACGCACCGACATTTTGCTCAAGAGTGTGATAAAAATTGCCGATAATTGCACGGCTAGTGATTAATTTTGCTGCCATGTGTTATTGCCCCCGTTGCAATATCGCGTTGAGTTTTGCCGTTATGCTGGCAAAGTTGTTGTTCAGCGTTGTTTGGTTGAACGATGCGCCAACGTCGGAAACCGTACCGCCAGCCGTTCCTGTGGTGCTGTCTGTTAATTTTGCAATCCGGCACTCGGTAGCCTCAAACTCAACAATGCCGACACCGCTGGAAACGAACGCACGCACTGAACCAATGCGGGTGTTGGTTGATTGGGTCAAGACAAACGTGTCGTCATCTGATGCGTAAACATCTTTTCCAACATCTGTTATTGCCAAGCTGGTTACAGGCAATTTAATGTAGCCATCGCGTTTTACCCTAACGTATTTGTCGCCAGCTGAACCGGTTGAATTGTCTGCCGGAATTTCGCAAAACCCCAAAAACACATCACCGGCCTGCAATGGCCTTGCGTAACCTGATCCGTTGTCTCCAACCGCCGCGCCTTCATAGATGATGTCCGATGCGATAACCGGAAACGCTTCATGAGTACCAAGTTTGTAATCCCGTGGTTTGTCTGCCGCTAAAGTCGTCATCATTTACCCCCTAAAATTTTTACGCTGCCGTTTTCAACCGCCTGCATATAGGCGCAATAAACATCGGCTGTTTTAAATTCTGCCTGCAAATCGGCACTCGCTTTCCAATCGGCCTGCCATTTTTCCTTGCCTTGCAGCCCGTCCGATTCCGCTTTATGTTCATGTTCCGGTGCGGCGGCATGTGGCACGGGTTTTGGTGTGTCGTTTTCAAATTTTTTGCCCATATTGGCACGGGTGTTTTTTTCAGCTGCCAAAATCTGGATGGCCGCCTCTGCGGCGGTTGTTTTGCCGTCATATTTCAATTTGGCAATTAATTCGTCATGCCCGGGCATGGCCAACGCCTCAATGCCGTGGATACGGTCACGTTCTGCCTGTGCGCCTTGCGCGATACCAGCCGACATGCCAGCGTCAAAACCATCTTTGGTTAATGCAGCGGCAATATCTGGGTAATCGGCGGCAATGCTTTCTTTTGTCATCGTCATAGTTGTTCCTTTTTTTGGTAAATTTTTCGGTTTTGTTCCGGATAATTCGGCAATTACGGATTCCAGTGAGCCGATGCGGTCAGCCATACCGGCTGCGATGGCTGCTGATGCTATCAGCACACCGCCACCGCCAAAATTGGACATCACTTCTTCAGGTGTAACGCCGCGATACTCGGCTGATGTTTCAATAAAAACTTGCGCCAATGAATCAACAATCTGCTGATACTGGGCTTTGCCAGCGTCTGTGGACGGGTCGGCATGTTTTAAAGGTGATTGACTGCTGATGAATTTGATGTTTCCATCATCGTCACTGGATGGCTGCAACACCACGCCGATACTGCCAAGCAGTGCCGTGTCGCTAACAATGATTTCGCTGGCTGCTGATGCCAGCCAATAGCCAGCTGATGCGCTCATATTGGAAACATAAGCGACAACCGGTTTAACGGCGGTGGCGGCGCGGATTTGGGCGGCAAACTCTGAAATGCCGTTTGCCTGCCCGCCCGGGCTGTCCATTTCTAAAACAATGGATTTTATCGACGGGTCGTCAACGGCTTTTTGAAAATCCAATGCCAGTGTGGCGATGGATGTTGCACCGGATATTTCGGTGAATAAATTGGCGTAACGGAATATTGGCCCGATAACCGGCACGACCGCCACGCCGTCACGGACGGTGACGGCACTGGTATTGGTCAACGGCTTTCCCAATTTTGCGGCAACGGCTTCAGCATCTCCAAAGCCTTTGGCAATGGAAATTATTTGATTAAGCGCTTCTGGCGTTATCGCCCAAAGCTCGGCTTGTATAGCCGATATGATGCGTTTATGTTCCATAGGCTCATATAACTGTTTGAGCCTATAGGTTAATTTTTAATATGTCCCATTTTCAACTAAAAAAATGGGAATTTTTTATTAATGATATTAATTTTTTTCCAATCCAGCACCAACCCGCATCCGATGTTCGTTGGTGCGCTGTTTGTGTTTAACCCACCAATCTCCGCCATCATGCAAAATGCTTTCGGCTGCTATGGTGGATATGCCCATGTCAATACGTTTTTGTGCCGCGTCCGCCTCTTTGCTCGGGTCAATGCTGCCCGGGCCGTCTCCTATCCAATCGGCCTGACACCAATAATGCCGGATCATTGAGTCCTCAAAAAATCCACCTGCGGCAATATTACCGGCGGCTATTTCTCTGCTTAACCAGTCCTCATAAATTGGTTGGCAGAAATACATTGCCAACATTTCACGCCTAACCATAAACACGCGCCACGCATCCAACAATGCCGCACGGGCTGCGCTATAACTGCTGGTGAAATGTTTGATAAGCACCTCAAACGGCAAGCCTAACTCTACGCCAATTTGACGAAGAATTGCTTGCACAAACGGGTCAAACTCGCTGTTTGGCCTGCCAGGGTTTGACTCGATAGGGTCTTCCCCGGGCAATAAATTAACGACCTTTCCCGGGCCGTCCATAGTTGATGGCGGTATTCGCCCATCCCATTTGCTGTTTTCATCAAAATAGGATTTTTTCCCATCATCATCAAACAGGCTGTCGAATGCGGACGGGTCCATTTTCATAAATATGGCAAATGCTCCTGAAACCACGGCGGCCTGCAATTCCGCCTCGGTATATCTGGCCAACTGTTTCAGCGGCTCAATAACCGGCGCCAAATTTGGTACGCCACGCACCTGCCCTGGCCTGCGTTTTTCTAACAAATGAATCACGTTACGGCGGCCTGTTTCCGCACCAAATGCCGCCACTTTTGTCCATTGGCGAGTTTGTCCAGTTTTCCACGATGTGGGATGTTGGTTGCAGATATGGTATGTTTTTGGCGCGCCTAAACTGTCCATTTCAATACCAGCCACCAGTTCGGCTGTGTCTTGGGTCAGGTTTTCGTTACATATCCGGTCTGCCTCAATCAATTGAATCACAGGCACTAACCGCCCCGACCTGTCAGACTGGGTTAGCAGTGCGAACACGTCACCGGATTCGAGCATTGACCGGAATGCCAATGCCATAATCCCGTAAAAATTTTGACTGCGGGTGGCATCACAATCAGTTGATTCCGCCCATGCCTGAAACCGACTGTTAACGTCATCCTGCCATGCGCCTGCCTCTGCGCCGGACAAGCCAAGTTTTGCACCATCTATTGCCGACCGCATTGTTAGGCCAGTGCCGACAACATATGTCACCATCGTGTTGATTGCGCCGCCAGCAATGGGCGTATTCCGTACCAGATCTCTGGCGCGAGACCGCAATATTGGCAGATCAAGAATTGTATCGTCGTTAACGTCTCCGTCTACCGGATTATAACCACCAATGGCTGCACGGGTGCGTGATGCGCCGTTATACCCGCCAATTCTTTCATACATGCCAAGTGACAGCCGCGCCTTGTAACGCTTTACTGCTGATGTAGGGCTGAAAAATTCGACAATTTTATCGGGGATGTTTTTTGTTATTTTCTTTTTTGCGCTGACTTCTTTCATGGCCATCACCAGTTAGCTGACACGGTTCTTGATCTGCCCGCTGTATTGCCAGCTGCCTCAAGCTCTTTGCATTTTTTGTCCCAATAATCAATGTTGTTCCTAACCTCCATCGCGTCAGAGCGGCGCAACACACGCCCATCGTGGCGCACTTCTTGGTTGCTTTGCAGGCGGGTGTCGGCATCCAACCAACCTGCCAATTTTTCCTGAGCTTGTTCTAGGGTTATTCCTGACATGATTGGCCTCTATGCTTGTTAATTAATCGGTAGATTGTTGTTTTCGGTATGCCATGCAGGTATTCGATTTGGGAAATGCTTCGACCTGCTTTTAGGCAATCTATTATGGTTTCTATTTTGCCATTGATGACCGCATTATGCTTGCCAATATATACAAATCCTCCTCCCCATTGTTTGCTGATTTCATGCTCCAGTTTTTTTGCCGTTTCTGGTGTTATATCTGGAAACTGTTGGCGCAATATTCCGATTATTGAGCTAATAAAATCACTCATCTCCTGCCCCAGCTCGATATTTTCGCGCCATTTCCTATGGCCCCAATCTTGGCGGCTTGCTCTGCTTTCCCGCTAGCATCTAATGGCGTTGAATATTTTTCCTCCAATTCTTTCCATTTTGCATTGCTGTACAAGTGCATTCGCAACTCCTGATGGTGGGTGGCGGCATAGGCATAAACCCATGTGTCTAGCGGTTCATTACGCGCGCCTTTTCGTTTGACAAACCTGCCGGTTCGTGTGTCAAACGTTTCGGACACAAGGCCGATGAAATATTCAGGCGGCAATTGTTGGCTGAAATGGCATTGCCGGTCATCACTGTCGTTTTTTTCGGCATCTGCTGACAACATGCCAAACAGTTTGTTTTTGATTCCTATCGTGCCAACGTGTTGAATATAAACACCTTTTTTTTCTGCGCGGCCTTTAAAATCAACGTCCTGCGCCTTCGGCCTGCTCAATACCGGCGCGTTTCTTGGCACAGCACCAAAAATAGCCATGACGCGGCGCGCCTGCTTTTTACGGACATAATCTTTCACCGCTTCGGTGCGGTGGCCACCTGCATCGATTGCCGTGGCCTGTATCGGCAACAAATGGCCGTTGCAATGCTCTATCGGCGAGTTTAGCAGATCAGTTAATTCCGCCCAAACCGAATCGCCTGCCGGGTCGCCATATATTACAGCATAATCAATAACATAAAATTTATTATTGCTTCCCCAGCCAATAACCTGCACTTCCAGCCGGTCGTCTTGTGTGTCAACTCCCGCCGTAATCATGCAAACGCCTTTTGGAGCGACCCTTAGCGGATAATCTTCCGCCCTGTCCGCTATCAGATTTATTTTTAAACCCTGCATCGACCGGTCTTCCCATGTTTCGGCCAGACGGTCATTGATGAATGTTTTCAGGCGGGCGGTGTCGTTTTGAACCTGATCCCACATTTCCATTAATGTTTGCCAACTAGGGCCTAATCCAACAGGATAATAAAGCGCGTTGCAGGTGTAGCCGCGTTCTTTTTTTTCTGGTGATTCTGGTATCCATTTGCCTGCTGCAAACATTGCTGTTTTGTGGCGTTCATCAATGATGGCGGCGCATTCCACGCACAGGTAATAAACGTCTCCTGTTTCCATTTTTTTTAGCCCAGACCACTCCAGTGGCTGATAGTGTCCACAATGCGGACATGGCACATGGTATCGGCGGCGGTCTGACGCTAGGTAAAGTTGTTCAATACGGCTCAGACCTTTTATTTGCGGGGTACTGATAAACAGGTGTTTATAGGTTGACGGGAATGCGCTGGTCCGGCCTAGTAACATATCCATTGGGTCATCGCCCCCGATGAAATTGTTGGCAAACTCGTCAACCTCATCGACAATCAGCATTTTTACGCTGGTTGATTTTAGGCGCGAAGGGCTGCCAGCATGTTCAAAATAAATCTGGCCACCTAAAAAGTCCTTAAAAAACCGAGTGTTACTTGCATCTCGACTGTTGACACTGGTTAACGTTGCGGCAACCGTCTGGCATTCCTCTACCAGTGGGTTGTATTTTTGGTTGATCCATTTATGTAACGATACCTCGCCGGGCAAACACACCATTATTGGCCCGGGGTTTTCCTCCTGAGTGTAACCAACGACATTGGTGGCTACCTCGCTTTTTCCGATTTGAATCGGAAACATCAATGCAATGGATTTGACAGGTGATCGAGCCGATAGGCAATCCATCGGCTCTTTAAGAAGTGGGTTTCTGGATGTCCGCCAACGCCCTGGCTCTGCGCTGCTTTTTGATGACAAAAACCTATTCACGTCCGCCCATTCTGATACTGTTAGCGGTTTTTTTGGCTCAAACGATTTCGCCAGTGCTTTGAAAATATGGCTTTCAGCCGAATCCATTATTTAATGTTATTCAAGATGGATGATTTGCGTTAGGCGGCTCTTCTATGGGACTTAATTTTAATTCATTTATCAAATATGGAATGTCGGCTAGCTGTTTATCTGTAGGGTTAAATATAGCAACTGCATACAGTTTGCCAAAATACGAGTAAGTTTTTCCGGTATACTCAACATAACGGTTGTTTTTTTGTATGTATCTGATGCGGCTAAAAAAACATGGAATTATTTTCCCGTGCGCCTCTCCGCCTATCATCAGCCAATTTTTAACTTTTTTCATTGATTTTATCCTGATAAATGCCAAACAAGTCGGTCAAGGCGACCAGCCGCCAGTGGCGCGGTTCGCGATTAGTTTTCTCAAAGTTCGTTTTGACTTCAATCTTCCGCTAGCGGCGGTCGCATTACCGTAGCGTTATAAATTTTGTTTCCGTTTCTCAATCACCGCCCCTGCGAGCAGCAGCCTAAACCGCAACGGCCTTTTTTTATGCCAGTTCAGCAGGTTTTGCTCGGATTCGCCGGTTATCCTGACAAATTCGGCGAGGCTATCCAGCCCCGCCGCCTTGCATTGTTCTGATGGTGTCATAATTTGTTAATCACCTCTGCATGATCCGTTGTAATTAATTAGTTGGGCGCATGTTTTTTGGTCAATCCATGTTTGTATTGCCAAAAATACCTCTATTGCATCAGTTTCTACGCAATCGTCATTATAAAAACCATCTGATGATGGCGGTGTTGGCAGTTGATCAAAAACGATGCTGGTAAATTTTATATCTCTGTTTTTATAGCAAAAACTTTCTGTTGACATTCCCAATGCCGTGTCAACGGCGTCAGTAATAATTTTTGCAACTTCTTTTTGGACAGGTTTTTTTTGCCATCCCTCCTGTAGGTAATCAAGTCTTTTTTCAATTAGATCAGATATATCTCCAAATTTTTGTTGTGTATCTTGTCCGATTATTAGTTGTTTAGGTGTTAAGTTCATTTTAGTCTCCGGTTATTTTTTATGGTTATTCAGACTGGGTGAATCCCTATCTGTTGGAAACTATTATACACAATTATTTTTTGTTGTACACAATTATTTTGTGTTTTTTACGTTTTTAAATAAAACATAGATCAATCCGACCATATTCAAACCATCTAAATCTGGTGTATAGATTTGCATTTCGCATCAAAACGGTATGTCGTCGTCATATTGGCCATCAAAATTATCAACGCCACCAGTGGGTGGCGGATTGCCTTGGCTATAATCATTTGCCTGTTGCTTGGAAATTCCGCCTTGCTGCCTGTTTCCGCAAAACTGGAAATCCCGCACCAAAAACTCCGTTATGTAATGCTTTGCGCCTTCGCTTTCCCATGAACGGGTGCGGGCTTGGGTGGTTACGTGTATTTGGCTGCCTTTTTTGAAATATTCGCCAATCATCTCAGCTGTTTTGTTGAATGCAACGCACCGAAACCAGTCGGTCTCTTCCTTCAACTCGCCGGTCTGCTTATCCTTCCACCGCCTGCCGCAAGCGATGGAAAAATTGGCCACCACTGCCCCGTTTGGCAAATGCGCCAAGACAGGATCAGCCCCCAAGTTGCCCATGAAAACGCAGTTATTTATTGCCATAATCTCATTGATTTAATTACAAATTTTTTAACAAACATCATTTAAACACCATAAGCCCTTTATCAACCAGCTTTGCCATCGTTTCCAGCACCGCCTCGTAATGGGCGACAAGAATGTCTTTTTTGGACATCCATGACGGCCTGTCCCCGCCGTCTATGACGCGGTGGCATTCGCTGCACGCATAAGCGCCGAATTTAGTTTTTATCCCAATGCCCTTGCCAAACCTAACTCCGTTGACATGGGCAAACACCACGGTGGATGGGTCAAAGTTGCACACCTCAGGCAACCTGACCGTGCATTCTTCATGATTTGCGCTGGCCATGATGGATTTTGTGGTCATCAGCAAAACCCCAGCACTTTTTGCACAACCCTATCCAAATCGTCACGGGTGTAGTGAGTCAGCACCTTTCCCAAAATAACGTCTATGGCAGAGCTGTACAGCTCGTTAAATTCAATTTCATCCATATTAGAAAAACTCATTGATTTTGCGTCAATTTTTACCTTCCCGTCTATGCCTACGGAAAGGTTATAAAACCCGCATTGGATAATAATATCCTTCCTAAACCGGTCGCGGTTTTTGGCGATTTTTACGCCGTTATGCTCAATTTCAGGCGCATCCCACGCATCAAACGCCACATCCAACAGGGCAAAAAATTTGCGGTGGAAACCAATGTTGCGCGGCTGGGTAAGCTCGGCCTTAAACTCCGCATTGGGGCGCATTTTTTCCATCAGTTCGGCGGCGTTTTGGTCAACCGGCACGAACGAGTTGTAAAGTTTGCGAAGGAAAAGCGTTGCCATTGTTATAAATTCTGCCAGATAATTGTGCCGCCTAATGCAAAAACGGCACATTCAAGATGACTTTTTGCTGTGTCAATACAATCCTCAAGTTTCGTTATGCGTTTGTTTAAAAACGAAGCATCAACAACCTGATCAAACCTGTTTTTATTGGCGTATTCAAACCAGTCATGGCAAAATTTAGACATCCTTTCCGGTGTTGCTGGGGCATGATCTTTCATTTTTGCCCCTTTATTAAATCCCGGCTGGCACCAAACTTTTGCAGATTCAACAACATCCTTGCCCTCAATCATTACAATCGTGAAGCAATTGAGCTTATAAGCGGACTCAAGCGTGTAAAGCTGGCCTTTTGGTATTGGCACACCAACGCCTTTGGTCTCAAACAATAAAAAATTACCTTTCCGCTCAACCACTCCGTCAAAATCCATCGGCGTAATTTTCCCTTCGCCAAAACACCCTTGTGTAAACGACCAGTCAAAAACACCATCAAACCCACACGCTGGTGAATTGTTGAATGTGTCGGGGTGTTTTATCGTATCGGGTAATCTCATGCTTTAACCATTATCAATCCGTGCACTGAGAAAGCGTTTTTAAACGCCTCGACATTACAGCCAAAATAGAAAAATGACTGGCCGTTAGTAGGGCTTGACCGTTTTCCATCCGATTTTAAAAAGTTAATCCGTCCAGATGTAAAACAAATGGCTGATGCAGTTTTCGCGCCTTGATGAAACCAAGACGTATCGGTGCTGTTATTTGTTAATACGATAGCCTCAGACACATCGCCAGATTGATAATGGCCAATCAACTTTTCAATAAATTTATTGATTACCCTTGACGTATAAGGTGGATTCATCCAAACCTTGCCAAACCAGTCTTTTGTTAATCCATCGTCATCAATCGTGAAATAGGTATCAGCTTTAACATTGCCTTGCGCCCACTCATTAGAAGCTGGGTCTACGGTTATCTCTCCCATAACCTTCCTCGCTGACTCGATGAATTCACGCGGCGTGTACCATTCTTCATCACCAGTGTTTTTAGTGACTAGCACATGGTTTTTTATCGACTCAACCGGTTTTACCCCAGCGTTGATTTCGGCAACGATGTCTTGCTGATCCTCTTCTGGCAAGGCTGCTGCCATTGCAGCGGCAGATACGGAAACCTCGCCAGTCTCAACAAGCTTTACAATCTCT